AAAACTTCTTCTGGAGATTTAGCTAGTGACCGATACTTGTCATAGTTGAATCCAGTAATCCGAGCAGCTTCTTCGCTGATATTCAAATCGGGCCAATAAATGAACCTCTCTTCTTTCGAGAGAATCTTTTTACCAGAAGCTTCAATCCAAGCAATTTGCCAAGGTCTTGACTTAAGAAGATTTAAGCCTTCTGTTTCAGTGTCAAGAATAACGTATTTTTGATTAAAATCAAATCGAAGTAAATTATCTTTCATTTTCTTTAAATGCCTCCCAACAAAAAGAGTCGCTGCCACAATGTTCTAGATTTGGACTAGAAAGAGACTGTTGTTTGCCAAACGACCTATTACAAAGGCATTTATAAGTCTGCCAAGCCTCAAAATCTTTTCTGTCTTTGTAGTAGATTGATTTAACTTTTTCAATTCTTGAGTTATTGATTTGCGCCCATTTTTCAACTTTCGCTTGGAGGATATGATCAAACGGCAAATCGTTTTCCTCAACAAACAAAATTGGATTTGCGAATTCAAAATCAGCAACGCAAAGCGATCCTTTGAAGTTATTGTTATAAATAAAAGAATCATAGAATGGAATAGCCATAAGAACATTACTATTCCAATGCTTCTTCAAAAGAGAAGAGTCAACAAAACCTTGGGATTCTGTATTTGCCAAGGAATAAATTTTTGTCAAAGTTTTTAAACCCTCATCGTTCTTTGCGAAGATAACGATTTTACTATGAGAAAGATTCTTGTCTTCGCTCATTCTATCGTTGCAACAACTGATTCTAAGCCCAAAAACAAGCTGAATATTATTCTCTTTGCATTTTGTAAATGCTTCAATGAAACCAATCATTGAGTCTTCAACCAAAAAGAGTTGACTTAGACCGTTTTCAACGGCTATAGAAATTATACTATCGGCAGAACCATCTTTTGTTTTCGATGGGTCATCAAGTGTTAGTATTGACTTGCCAATACTACAGTTGGACTTGAAAATTGGAATCATGCACTACTATAGTAGTAGTACGCATAAGAGTCAAGTTCTTTTATGATTTTCGATGCGCAGGACAACCACCGTAATAAACGGTTTGATATAGGAAGTCTTTTTCTGGATACTTTTTAATGTACTCATCGAAATCTTCTAAGAAACAAGAGGCTACCATATTGCCCTGTTTGTCATTGATTTTGTAATAATAAAAATCAAACTTATATGGACAATGGTACATAATACTACCATCTTTTTTCTTTTGACCTTTGAATGTAGCTCGACCACATTGCAATGGCCCGCCAAACGAGTTATCTTTTGGATAGTCTTTACGAGCCGCAAGATCAGAGAAAGCGTCCTGAATAGAAAAATTATCTAAATACTTTTGGATTTGAGTCAATTCCAATTCGAATCCGCGCAATTCTTCATCAGTCAATTCTGCCATTTTGATTACTCCCTTTACTTCTGGCAAGAACTTTAGGAATAAAAATTCAGAACGTGTGATTTTATAATCTGGAAATTTCTTTCTAACAGCTAAGGCATACATCAGGTCTTGAAGATTGTTTTCAATCTCTTTGCCCTTAAATGGTTCCTTGCTGCTTTTAAAGTCGCGAATAATCGCCAAGCCTTTTTTCTTATATAGAAACAACTTATCAATAAAGCCTTTGATTTTATAGCTCACTTCACCGTCTTGATAGTTGAAGTCAAAATCCTCTTCGCTTAAAGCTTGGGTAGGCTTGCCTTCTTCATTGCCAAAGAAGTCATACTCTAGTCCAGCTAGAGTCATTGTCTTTATTTGTTGGATATTATCTTCTGAATCTACGCCATCTCTATGAGCGTGCTTCATTACCATTCGCTCAATAGCTTTGCTTGCAAAAATATCTTTCTTTTTGATCACAAGATCATAATGCTTCTTGTGACGCTTTTCCCCCAAGCACTCAAAAACCAAGTGGCAAATGCTTCCACGTTTCGCACCATCATTGCTGCGATCTGGAAGTTTTAAGTGGTATTTGCACCAATATAGCCAACTACATGATTGAGCGGTTTTAATTCGGCTAGCTGATAGGGAGGTTTTATTTTTAGATTCCAAAGTTTTTATAGTAAAATTTTATTCGATTTCAGACCATGCAGCAAAAGTTTCAAACCATTCTTCTACAAATCTTTCATCATTAGGACAAAGCTTTTTCATGTTTTCTGCAAAAGCTTCTTTATTATTAAGAATTGCTTCGCAAAATTCATCTACAGATATTTTTGTTGGATAGCATTCAGCAGTCGTATCTTCTCTAATTGGTTGACCGAAAAACATTCTATTGTGCTGATTTACTGCATTTAATGAATCATTCATACTCTTCAATTTTCTTTAAAAATTTCTTAAGTTTTTTGTCTTGGAAAGAACTACGGTTGAGTAAGCAGAATTCTTTATAGTCATTTAACTTTGCTTCTTGCGAAGCTTGTGGAGGGTTATACCAATCTGCAAATGACATTTCTTGCTGGCGCATATCGCTAAAATCATTCGCCCATGGAAGCTGAACTGAAAGTTGCTCGAAATTAAAAAACTGACTGAGCTTCATGTAGTTTTTCATGGCTGAGATTTTACCATGATTTTTCTGCTTTTCAGAATCATTATTTGTGGCAATGATAATCTTATCTAGATTTTTAGAGCAGAGATAATTCAGCAGTGCTGGTGAGCAATCTAGTCCAAAAGTAACAAGGTTATTAGCATAACCCTCTTCTGTCAAAGCTAAACTGTCTCCAATACTTTCTACTAAAATCACCTCTTTCTTTTCGTCAATAATAGAATCAACTGTTTGCTCTCTTGGAACAAAAGCTGGATATACCCACTTTGTTTTTGTGCCAATATGTTTCCACTTTGGAGAGTCAGTATTGTCGTTAATTTTTCTACCACTGAATCCAAAGATTTGACCTTCTGAATTGTAAATTGGAAAAACAATTCTCTGATACATCTGGCCGTTTCCAGCTAGACCACACTTAAAAAGTTTTTGGGTTTCTTCACTAATGTTTCTCTTCTTGTAAAATGAGAAATTAGGAAAAAGTCTTTTCAAACATTCTTCTGGATAGATTTTGTCCATTTCAATTTTTTCTTTTACGATATATTGGATTTCTGAAAAATCAGATTTCTTAATATACTCTTTAATTACTTTCGGGTCTTTTGTATTTAAAGTTAGTTCAACTAGTTTTTGAAACGGCATTGAACCGCTACCCTGAACATAATCTTGCCATACTCCTGTATTCTTATACACTTTTAAAGCAGTAGGATTATCTCCTCCACGATAAATAGCTTTTGTTCTCCAGTGACTCCCAAAATCTTTTAGAGAATAACCGAGCTTCTCTAAAGAGTTTCGAATATCATCAGAGTTCGTCAAAGTCTGGTGCTGTGTTTCTTCCATTGTGTTCAACTCCTTCTCCAATATCATTGAATTCGACAATATCTCTCAAATCTCCTCTTTCTGTGATGCAGAAATTTTTGAACTCTAGATTAATAAAGTTCTTTCTAAGAGTATCTCCAACGCGAACTGGTTCAACAGCGCCAGGAATGTCTTTACCCAAGTGTCGAGCTTTAACATTGATGAGTTTATGAGTTCCGAATCGAGTTCCTTCATTCAAGATTTCATCAGCAGTTTTATTTCTGAGAATAAACATGTGAGAACAGAACTGAGTGATTCGATCAGAGAGAGACACGATGCTCTCATCATCAATAACATTCTGAGAGTTTCGATTGTTTGTAATGCCGCTTCTGTTTGACTGAACGGAAGTGATCATTGGAATGATTGGTACACCGTTATAAAGGATGTCTTTTTGAACACATCTTTTGAACTTATCAACCATTTCACCAACAACCTGCCATTCTGTCTTGTTTCCAGAACCCATATCAGAAGTAGTCTTGATGTAGTCAAAACTAAAAATCATGCGGTTTCCCCTGCCAACCTTTGAATAGTAAAAACGCTTCAAAGTATTAATCATAGAATCAACATCCATTCCGCCAACATTATAATAGTAGAACTGGAGCTTTTTAACCTTGGCCCATACGTTTCTTACCTTATCAACTGTTTCCTTGCCTGCTCGTAGCCATTGCCCGCTTTCAATCAAATGCATGGGAACTCCACTCAGTGCCGAGCATTGGCGCATAATAAGCTCTTCCTTGCTCATTTCACCGTTATCAAAGTGAAGTACTGGAACATTATACTCCAAGCTTACCTTGGTGCTGTAATCCATGCAGAACTGCGTTTTACCAACGCCTGAGCGAGCAACCACAACAGTGATGTTACCAGGGCGAAGAAGAGAACCATAAATATCATTAATCTTTTCATGTGGCCCCATCATGCCAAACTCTGTAACAGGATTAGCACCACGCTCCTCAATCAAGGACTCCATTTCATCATAGATGTTTTCGGGAGAATCGTTCCCTACCTCATACTGATTAATGCGAGCATTGTATTCTTTATCCGCAATCGCGATGATGTCAGCATAGCTGCTTTCAGCAGGAAGGCTTTTCATCTTTTTCGCAATTGACTGCGAAGACTCAAAAATCTCTCTTCTAATAGTGTACTTTTTAAGCTCTTTTGCTGTTTTGATGATGCTTCCGTCAGTAACCTTTCTCATGCCAAGAGACTTTACATACTCTCCAACATTAACAACATCATCAAATGTGATTCCTAGATTCTGAACTCGTTGAGCAATAATAACATCGTCAATATCCTCATGAGCCTCTAGAGCTTGCTTAACAATCGTGAAGATTGTCTTGTTGAGAGAATTATCCTCGCTATAAAAATCTTTTTCATTAATAAATGCAGAAATATCAAAGTAATTTTCTGGATTTTTAATCAATGCAGCGAGAAGCTGCTTTTCTAGTTCATAAGAGTAAATCATGTCTGTGATATGTTAGCTCAATTACTCTTCTTCGTCAAGTCCTTCTTCACCAAAAGATTCATCGCCATTGATTGTCATTTCATTCATGTCTGAGCTTTCCAAGTATTTTTCCAAAGCTTTTCGCATTCCAAATTCAATGACTTGGGAATCATATTTAGCATAAATTAATGGAGTGCCATCTTCTGAAAGGTAAGCGACGACCACTCCTTTATATTTATCCGCATTGCCGCTCAACTCATAAAGTTGATCAATTAAATTAGGAGGCATTTGGAATTTTGGCATTCCGTCTGTTAGGTCTTTTTTCTTTCTTGCCATATAGTTAAATAAATTTCTTGAGATTCGAAAAAATCTTTTGTTAGTTCTTTAACGTCATAGATTTCAATTAATTTAATACCGTTTATTTCGCAAAAATCGTATTTTTTTGAGTCTCTCTTTAATTGTTGTAAAAACTTGTTTCTATTTCCATGGAAGAATGGAATGAATTTTGTATGCTGCTGTCCTTGGACTTCAATGGCTATTTTTTTATTAGCGTTAAAAAAATCAAAGGTTAGTCGGGTTTCGACTAACCTCAATTCTTCAAACACAACATCATCTTTCCAGTACTTAAGCAAAAATCTTTTTACTTCATCTTGGAACTTGCTGCGAGTTTTTTTGCGCCAATCAATTAAATACTTTTTTGCATTCTTGAGAGTCTTTTCTTTTCCATAGAGTGTTTTAAACTTCATGCGGGATTAAGGTTCTAAAGTAATTAATTAGGAATTTTAGAAGGTCTTCGTTTTTCTCAACCACCTCAAAGAGCGAGGCTTCACCGTGCATTTTGGCTTCAATAGATAGTCCATTCTCTGCTAGAAGCTGAACAAAATCTTCGCTCGGAGAAAACCAAGCCCCACTTTTATTGATTAGTTCCCAAGCAAGCAATAAGTCAACAATTTCTTTTTCAATCCAGATTGATTTGCCGCCACTTCTGCCATATCGGATTGGGTATGGAATTGTGAGATTTGTTTTCTCATTTGGAGACTTCTTAACAGTAACCTTTGCCCAATGTCCAACTGGAGGATTTTTTTCCAAGTCAATGCTTTTATCAGAAGGATTTTTTAGAATCAAATCTCCCTTAAAGCGTGGCTCAAACTCAAGAATCCAGTTTGCAAAGTGAAGTAGTGCATTGCCTCCTGTTGCAGATGTTTGACGAATAGGAGCTTTGGAATATGGGTCTAGCTTAATATCTGCTCGTACTTGAGAGATAAAGATTGCCATGTGTCCACGCTTTGCAAGAGCAATAGATAGCTTCTTCATGAATGTGGCAGCGATAACCGCACCACCAGCAACTTTTGAACTCTCTTCAAAAGACTTGTCCATGTCGTTCTTTGCAATCAGACCATCCACGGCATCAAGCAAGAAACAAAACTTAGTCTTCTCTTCATTCTTGGAAACTAGCTGACGCATGGCATCAACTACTGTTTCATAAATATTGCTTTCAAATACGAAGCAAGTACCTGCAACCCAATCTTCGGCAGAAAAGACAAACTTCACACCAGAGCGTTTTTGCATTTCTGGTGAAAGACGACCTTCTGCTTTGATATAAAAACCTTTTGAGTTTGGAACGCTAAGAAGAAAGTTCTTCATAACCTCCAAAGCTTCGCTAGTTTTTCCACCTTCGTTAATTCCAACGAATCGGTGAAGACCAGGGCCGAAACCTCCTCCTAGTTGAAGATCAAGTTGTAAAGAACCACTTGACACCTTGTAATCAACTGTCTCTTCAAAATTGTAATGATCCTCTGCATTTTGCTTTAAAAATGAACTGAGAACTTCGTTTGAAGTAATCTTTTTTTCTTCTGTAGTAGTTTTAGTCTTCGCCATTTAAAAAATCTTTGATTGTTTTGATTTGTTTTGCTACTTGTCTTTTTTCAACAAGCGGATCGTCAATAAGTACGATGGTTTCCTGCTCTTTCTTCCAAGAAGAATTGTAAATCTTGAATCTGAAATCTAGCTCTTTGAGGATTTTATCTGCAAAAAGAATTGCCAAACTTTCTCCTTTGAAAGAAAAAGAAGTATCTTTTAAAAACTCAAGACTATATCGTTCAATCAAGCGATTGAGTAATGCATACTCTCGCTGCCAAAATTCTCTTTTAGATTTTAAAGGAATCTCAACGAATTTAGCAACTATTTCCTTTTTATTTTTAGCTTTCAAATTATTGATTATAATGTATCCAGCATTGTTTTCCATACTGAGATACTTGTTTATCATAATTTTTAGACCATTCATTCACTGCTTGATAAACTCCCCAAAATGGATCATAATCATGTCCTGCAAAAATACCTCCTTTTTTGAGTTTAGGAAACCAAGCTTTTAAATCTTCTTTTACAGATTTATAATCATGAGCAGCATCAATAAAAATAAAATCAAAATA